GGTCAGCAGAGAAATCTCTCTGACCCCAGATATAGGTATCAGGACGATTTACCGAATACCTCTAAAGTAATTGATTCTAGCACAAACGATCTTTATGGTACAACGGGGGCTGCTTTGGCAAGAGCTATTCAGATCGGATGTAACGGATATCACACGGTTTTAGCTTCTGATGGTGTTTACTACTATGCTCCATGTGAAAATGAGACATGGTTAGTTCAGAGACTGGACCAATTAGATAGCGCACTCAATTTCACATACATAGGCAATTACAGGGTTCTTTCCTGGGATGTGCCTTTTAGATATGCCAGTTCTTTTAATGGGTGGATTATAGATACAAACGGAGCTGTAAATAATTATCCGATAGATCTTAACACTATCTCTAATGCAACATATACCAACGATCTTTCTATAGATTTTAGATACAGTGTAGACGGTGATAGTTGGTCTCTTTGGTCTAACGTAGGCACAGCTTTAACCGGTTTAAATCAATCCCAGACATCAAATGACGGAGCGGAAATTTTCACAATACCGCTGGATCCAGAAAAACCCTTTTACCCTGAATTCAGATTTACATCAGTTCTGGTTAATCCTGATGGTAGTATAGCATATTTGGCAGACGAACCAATAGATCCAAATGTTGTTATAGTAGACTTTCAATTAGATATCTCATACGATACTGATATTCCAGGAGGACCTGATAGTTTGGTAATTAGACAACCTGTTCCGCAATGCTCGCCAGAGAAGTCAAATAGACCTGTAGTCTTTAATGAATGTGGTCCGTTGACTTTTCAACCATATAACATTAATAAAGCAATTAATTTATATCAGGATTTAAGCTTGATTGTAAATAAAATGTTTGGCTTTGAAACCAATTATTATTCGGTTCAACCACAGTCTAGATCTAAAGATGTAGTTTTGAAGGAATGGACACTTTTCGATGTTGTTGAAGAGCAATGTGTAAAAGTAATGGTTCCACAGAACCAATTTCCCGATAACAAAGTAAATTACGACCCGTTTGGTATTTCTTTTGAAGAACCTTTTGAAATTCATATAGATAAGGTTTATTTCGAGAGCATTTTCGGTAAGGGGTCGCAACCTAGAAAGAGAGATATAATTTACTTCCCATTAACAAATAGGATCTACGAAATAAATTCTACATACCTATTTAGAGATTTCATGTATTCTCCTGTCTATTTCAAAATAGAGCTCAAGAAATATAATCCAAAGTCGAACACGTATTTCAGAGATCCTGCTTACAAAGAGGAACTGGATGGGATTGCTTTAAATTCCCAAGAATTATTCGGAGCCCAAACTAGAGATCAGGAGGAACAGATTACAAAGCCTCAACAATATGCAACTTCAACAAACGATAGAGGAACAGACCCGACCAGAACATATGTTTATGAGAACCTTCCAATTGTAGGATACGATCTGAATAACAACTGGACAATAGTATTTAATAATTACTACGACCTGAACGATGCTTTTGTAACCAACAATGAATTCATTTTTGAGCCTAATCAATATAGAAATGGAGTTGTATATGCTAATAGTCCTAAATTAGAAGCTGAAGGTGAAATATCTTACACTTGTTGGTTCAGCATTAAAAATTATGTAAACGAAAATAGCTTAACTAAAAAACCATTTTCACCAGCACCAATTGTTAAAGAGACTGAAACACCTACAAGAATAGTTTACAATTCTTACCCGTACAAACACGGTTTAAGTACATGGGAAAATTTTGCAAGTAATCCTAATGGTTATGTTGCAATCCAGTCTGATATTAATCACAGTGGGGGATTTGAGGTCACCTCTGTAATAGACGATTTTAAGTTCTCGGTAGCTAATCCTAATCTCCCATATTCTCTTAATAACCCTACTCTTAAGATGCAGAAGGCTCAAGCTAGGAATCTAATAGCAGGTGATTACGTCGACAGTAACGGTAATCCAAAGGGGGTAAGAATTGATTTAATTCATTCGGGAGTACAAGAACCGGATAACACTAACTTCATTCAGCAAGGAAGTATTGAGGTAAGACTGAACGATTTAGTATATAACTCAAGATTAGGGTTTGTACCAGAATACGGGGAATGGTATGGCCTCGTAGTTAATATCTCAAACAAATATAAACAAATGGGGATCACATTCTGGAAGATGACTTACGATCCAAGCAATCCTCAAGAGCAGTCTAGTAATCTTGTCAAGGTTCAAGAATCGTATCGTGCTCTCACCCAACCTTACACTTTTGATTTGCCAGTTAGCATCGAGACCAATCCTGCAAATCCTCTATATGGAACAAATAACAATGCTTACAGAATATACACATCGCCTTTATTGCTTAGTAACGTGAGAATATTTAAGCAAATGATAGATATAGATAAGCAATCAATAGTTCTAAACCAAAACATAGTAAGAGACGCCCAGTTAGCTTATATCATCGATAACGCCAAACCTACTCTGGCAGTTCCGAAGATAAAGAGAAAGGGCTAATCACCTAATAACCTTTTTATGCCAAGAAGAAAACCAAAACCTGAGAAAGTTGTCCAGGAACAAATTAAAGCTTCCCTTGATTCTATTCTTTTAGACGAATCTTTAGATATAGATTCTATTCATCCGGACGCATTACCTAGATTGAAAACAACAGATGTGATGAACTTTAAGGAGGTCACACAGTCAACGGGAACAGACGCAAAATCCCTAATGGACTCTATTGTTAAGTTTTACCTAGACGAGAACTTAATAGATCAGACAGATTACATCGCCTATAAGAAAAAGATAGATTCGATGAATATTTCATCGATGATGCTTCAGTTGAAAACAGCACAGCACGCAATTACCAAACTCCTTGAAGAAATAGATCTTGGTATGGCTAATCCGAGAATGTTTGAGGTTTTAGCTCAACTTCAATCTCAGATCATGCAAATGCCAAAGGATTACCAGAATTACATGGAAAAAATGGAGGAAAGCTATAAGAGAATAAGCAAAGAAATGGAGGTTAAAACCAATTCTGGTGCAATTGCTTTAGAGACTAGTGGTGATGGTATTTCATCGGTAAGACCAGGAACAACAGATGGTGGAGGTGTAAAAGTTAGAGGCACGAAGGGATTAATGGAGGGACTAAGAGATATCCTCGGAGCAGAGATAGAGGATATTAAACCCATAGAAGAGGAAAACGAAAACGCCATAGTAAATGCTAAGAAAAAAGCACAGATTGATGCCTCTCGGAATATGATTATCGACGAGAGTGACGTTTTAGAAATTGATGACGACTTATTCATATGAGTGTAGAAATAGGTGAAGAACTTTTAGAATCCAATTATTGGAATACTAAAAAGGTAAATGAACTTTTATATAAGGCAGAAGAGGAAGGTCTAGACTTCAAAAGTGTAGATAATCCATTTCATGATAGCGATCCTTCTCTGAAAAGAGCAAACATTCTTTATGAATACACTAGGGAGGAAATTCTTGAAATAGAAAAATGTAGCAAGGATGCTGTTTACTTTTCAAAGTATTGCCAGGTAATGACCGACGATGGACTTCAGTATATAAAACTCAGGGATTATCAGGTATCAGTAGTTAGAGAATATCAGGCAAACAGATTTAATGTATTTTTAGCTCCCAGACAGGTTGGTAAATCTATCACCTCGGCAGTTATCTTAGTTTGGTATCTTTTATTCAATCACGACAAAAATGCTATGATCTTAGCTAACGTGGGTAGTACTGCTGAAGAATTGATGGATAAGATTAAGGCTATAATTAAAGGTCTTCCATTCTTTCTAAAGCCGGGAATAATAGTGAATAATGTTATGTCAATGAAATTTGACAACGGATGTAGAGCGATTGCTAAAACAACCACAAAAACATCTGCAATTGGTTTTACTATTCACTTTCTTTACATGGACGAGTTTGCTCACATTCATCCTAATTTTATAGAAAGCTTTTTCAGATCAACTTATCCAACGGTTTCTTCTTCTAAGGTGTCTAGAATTATTATAACATCTACGCCCAACGGAATGAACAAATTCCACGACATTTACCAAGGAGCAGTTATGGGAGAAAACAGTTTCAATCCTGTTAGAGTTGACTGGTGGCAAGTTCCAGGGAGAGATGATGAATGGAAAAAGCAGGAAACTGCAAACTTGGGTAGTGAAGAATTGTTTAATCAAGAATATGGTAATCAATTCTTAAGCTCCTCAACTTTATTGCTAGGATCTAATGAACTCAAAAAGATAAAGGCAAATGAAACCGAGTATGTTTGGAGAGAGATAGACGTTTTAGATGATGCAAAAATTAACTATGAAAACTTTAGATGGCACCCAAAATTTTGTAATGGTAATGGGGATATAGATTTTTCAGGAAAAACATTTGTTATTTCTATAGATTTAGCAGGTGGGGGTAAAGGTGACTATACCGTCATGAATGTTTTTAAAGTTGTTCCCCTACCTAAAAAAATTATAGAATCCTTAGACGATTTCCAGGACGAGGCTGATTTTTTTGGTCTTTTACAAATTGGAGTTTATAGAGACAACGAAATCCAAATTGAGGATTTTAAAAAACTTGTCGAAATTCTTATAACTAAGGTATTTGACAGAGAAAGAATAAAAATTCTTTTAGAGATGAACTTTAAAGGAGAACTCTTGTTAGATAAAATTGTATCTAATGATGATATACCGCAAGAGATTTTTCTTTACACCAAGCATACAGAATCGGCAAGAGTTGCTAAACCTGGAATAAAGTACAACGAAAAAAATAAAGAAAGGTATTGCGAGCTACTTAGGATTCTAACACGAGGAAATAGAATTATTTTGAATGAGAAAACCTGGACGATACCTGAGCTATTTTCCTTTGGCCTCACAGGAAAGGGAACATATTCAAGTCAATCTGGACATGACGATGTAGCTATGACAGTAGTGAATCTCTCAGCTCTTTTCGATGGAAATGCTTTCTTTGATTTAATAGGTGAAATCTACGACGAACTCGACGAGGGTTATAAAGAATTAATCGAGAGTAAGCTAGACGATACCGACCAAGAAGGCGGAACCAAGGAGGGAGGATTTTACGGATCGTTCAGTAAACTGCTCTAAATAACAAAACTTAGTGATATATAAAGTTAAGATCGGGGAAGCGTCCATAAATGTACTCTCCCCGATAGATATATAGAATGTAAAAATATCTTCTGAACAATAATGGCAAAGAAAATCAAACTTGATTTATCCCAATTTAAAGCCTCTGGTGTTTACACGTTAGAGTTTGATGCGTCTGAAAACGTTATCCTAACCTCCCAGACAATCCGATTGGTGGTGGGATTTTCAAACAAAGGCCCATTCAACGCTCCGGTTTATATACCAGACATCACAACAGCAATTGCAATATTTGGTGATATAGATAAAACATTGGAAGCACAGGGATCTTATTTCCAAAGATCTATTTTAACCTGTTTGCAAACCGGGCCTGTATTTGCCTTAAATTTACTAAAATTAAATGATGACGAAACAAGTCCAACTGTAGATAAGGTTGACTATTTCGGATTCTCTGTAGCAACAGACGAACCAAACGGGGTTCTAACATCTAGACTTTATTCGTCTTTCTATAATAAGGAAAGATTTTGGTTTGCAGATGTCGATTACTTCCTTGCAACTATGTCAGTAGTTGACCAAGGTAGAATCTTTAACCTTGTAAACCTAGGCCAATCCCCGATGAGTGTGATTGTGAGAAAATCAACAGATGCAGTTCCACCTTTACAAGGCTACGAAGTATTTGCTGTTGATTGGTTCGGAGCTAATAACGTACCTAGTTATGTTCACCCATATGATTACATTGCAGATTGGTTTATAGATGTCATCTCTGTTTCTGGAGATTGGACAGACTACCAGGCTCTTTCCGAAGATCCTGAATGGAGTGCATATTTTACAAGAAACGGTTTTATTAAGGATCAATTAAACAATTTCCTTAGCCAGCAAAACGTTAACATTATTGGTCAAGTTACCGGATGTTTAATTCCTAACTTCGTAGATCTAAACGGTAATAACCAATACATAGAAACTCTAATCAATAATAACACCCCTTCAACTGGACTATTCTGTGCAGTTGACGAGGAAGCTTTAGATTTCCTTTGCCAAAATAGATTTAAGGTCGATTTGGTTGGTAACTTCCTAATCGACGAACTTACAGGAGATAGAGATTTACAGGATCCAAAACTTAATTTCTTAAGTTACGACCAACAATTAATCCAAGATTATGTTTACACTCAAAATGTAACAGGAATAACTGGTGCATCCGGTGCAGCTGGGGGAATTGACGTTGGAAGCCTATTCCATTTAACTGAAAATGTTGGTGGCACAGCAGGTGCTCCCGCTGTTTCTTTCAGCGCATTTAATCCTACTGCAACTTTTGGAGGTCTTCATTATCTACAAACTAACTCAGATATAGCAACTGGCGGTATTGTTAAAGTAACTGTTACCAACGGTGGAACAGGATACACCTCTGCTCCTACTGTTATATTTACTAATACAGCTGGTACTGGTGCAGCTGGTACTGCTACGGTAACGGCAGGTGCAGTTTCCGAAATCACTGTTACCAACATAGGGAACGGTTATTCGGTGCTACCGTCTATTTCCTTTTCCGGAGGAGGTACAGCTGCAACTGGAGCGGCAGCTTTCGCTGTTATACAAAGCGGAACATCATTATCCTCTGCAGAAAAATTAAGGCTTAAGAATTACCTTACACCTTCCTCTTCTAGTGCACCTTTTATACTAGGCCAGGTTGGAATACCTGCAGGTCTAACTGGTACTGTAGTAAATCAATTCGCCGATGGGGATCTTGTTAAACTTAAAGTTGTTGGTGTATCTGAGGTAGCACAAAATCTTATAATTACTTACACCCATCCATTAGACTCAGCAATTTATTCTTCGCAGGGAATTACGGTTAATCCAACCTTTGATACTTTAGGAGCAACCTCAAATGGAGTGGTAAATTATTTCTACAATTTTGGAGCATCCGATTATTTAGATATTGAGAGTGTTACAGCTGTAACCGGTGGATCTTTTTCAAACGCTCTGGCGGGATTAATATCGACTAATTTATATTCGAATATTCTTTATCAAGAGGTAGCAGACGGCGACGTAATATGGCTAAGCGACGATGGCGTATCTAGGTTATTC